TCAATCCAGTATCAGCAACTCATTGGATTAAACGAAAGTATTTTGATATCGACAATCCAGATGTTCTTACCCATCATTCGACGTATCTTCAAAACCGATTTATTGATGATGCTTACCATCGAAGAATGATGTTAAGGAAAGCCCAGGATCCCGAAGGCTATGAAATTTATGGTCTAGGAAACTGGGGTGAAACTGGCGGTCTTATCCTTAAAAACTTCATTGTTCAAGAGTTTGATACATCTTTCAATATGTTTGATTCTATGCATCATGCACAAGACTTTGGATTTAACCATGCAAACGCCATTCTTACGGTTGGAGTAAGAGATGGTGATTTTTACGTTTGTGATGAGATATATGTACATGAGCAAGACACTAGTGAAATTATTGAGTTAGCTGACAGAAAAGATCTTAGTAAATATCTAACTATGTATTGTGATTCTGCAGAACCTGATCGTATCCAAATGTGGAATAACGCAGGATATAATGCAGTTGCGGTTGTTAAAGAACCAGGAAGTGTTCAAGCTCAGATAGACTACCTTAAACAACGCAAGATATATATCCATCCTAATTGTGTAAACACAGCAAAAGAAATCCAACAGTGGTCATGGAAAAAAGATAAAAAGACAGGGTTGTATCTAGATGAACCTGTTGAAGTATTTGATGATGCAATGGCTGCTCTTAGATATTCAGCTGAACCATTGAGACGTCCTGAAATGAATTATTCAAATCAACGTCCATCTGGATGGTAAGGAGTGAAATTATGAACAAAATGGCAGTTACATGTGATAAATGTGGATATCGATTTAAAATACCAAAGACTAAAAAGAAACGGTTTCTTGGTCCCAAAGAAGGCAAAGTTTTTGTTCATTATTTTAATTGTCCTGAGTGTCTAACAAAATATCCTTATTACATTGAAACTGATAAGGTAAATGAAATCATCCAAAAGAAGAAGAAGCTTCAGAAGGCGAATAAGGTTGAAAAGGATAATGACCAAATTACTGATAACTTAAAAGAAATGGATCATTTAAATCGTATAGGAAGAATTGAACAAGAGCTATTGAAGAAACATTTTACACTTGACGATTAAAGAGAGCAGAAAGGCAGGTGATCATATGACAATAATTTACTCAAAGCAGAAGTTTCCGCCACCTCCATTTGATGTTGAAGTAGAACAAATGCAATACTTTCGTGACTTGTATGAGGGTAATCATGAGAATATTTTCCCTCGAGCACAGGAGCTAGCGAAGGAAGGTCAGATAACTAAGAATGAATTAAGAAAGTCAAGGCGTAGATATTTCAAATATAATGCTGAGAAATTATCACAAAAGCATGCAGTTAATCATTACGTTATTATCAATTTTTCTTCTGTTATTGCAGAGCTGCCAGCTGACTTAATTAATAGATCACTTGGCAATATCTCAGCAGATACAGAGAATGATAATGAACTATTGGATTTTGTTCAACGAATCAGTAGCACTTCTAAAATTAATCAAAAAATATGGTCCATTATTGTTCAGCATCAGGTTGACGGAGGAGTAGCGTATCGAATACGACGTGATGCTAAAGGGACGTGGTTTGAGTGGAAGCCTGCTGATCTGTATTTTGAGCATGAGGATGGACTAGGTGCTGACATTGCTTGGATAGAAACTCGTGATGAAAACGAATATTTACGTGTTGAGCGTCAGCGTTTAGAAGACCATCTTAAAATTAAACAGATGGTTTTTTCTATGTCTAAAGGTAATGTAAACGAAGAGTTAGATATAAAGAATTATGCTGCACAATTTGGTTTGTCAATACCGGAGGATCAAGAATATGAAGCCATCAATGATCTTATGTGTGGTTTTGTACCTAACGATGAAACTCTGTTAAATCCTCGTGGGCGCTCTGGCCTTCGTAACATCGATGTCATTCAAGAGGAAATCAACTGGACTGTTACCCGGGACTCCATTGTTTTTGAAAAGCATGGAAAGCCTAAACTGGCAATTCCTAGAGCTTTGTGGGATTCAGTGGCAAACAAGAATCAAAAGTACTATGGAGATCGTTTTGTTCGTAATGCCGATCTAGAGGTTGTTAGTTACGACGAAAAGAATGGTGCTGTACCGATGTACATCACCTGGGATGCAAAAACAGAACAGTCCTTTAATCACGTTAAAAATTTGATTGAACAAATGCTAGCAATTTCTAAAACGTCTGCACCTGCAGCAGGAGTAACATCTCAATCTGGAGGCCGTTCAGCGATTGCAATTTTATATGAATGGATTCAATCAGTTATTAAAGCTGAGGCAATAAAAGATAAGTTTGACGAAGCAATTAAGGATGCTATTCAGAAATGTATTATCCTAGAGAATGCACTTGCTGGAACAAGTTTTAAAGTATCTAGACCTGTACTTGAGTGGAAGGATATGCTACCAAAAGCAGAAAGTGAAACGGCTGATGAAGAAATTAAAAAGTACGCTGATGGTGTTCAATCGTTAGAAACAACAGTTAGAAATCTTCATCCTGACTGGTCTGAAAAAGCGATTCAAACAGAAGTAGAAAAGATACAGGAGGAACAAGCAACTGATAGTTATTCTCCAACATTTATCCAACCACCTAAAACTAGTGTAGGTACCGGTGATGGAGAATGACCAAAATAGAGCAACTTATTCAAATGTACTCTGAAGCAAGTGAAGAAATTCGTCTAAGAATTAATAGCTTAGAAGATGGTATTGCCAAGAGAAAACAGCAACAGCTTTTGCAACAGATTCTCAATATTATTTCAGAGTTACAGCAAGAAGGCAGTGACCTATCGAGTGAAATTATTGATGAGGCTTATCAGAATGGCTTAGAAGAAGCGATACAAGAATTATTAGATCAAGGTAAGGGCGAGGTGGAAAAGTCCTTAAAATCTGTTTTACATGAGGAAGCAGTTCAAAAAATACAGGATGAAGTGTTTTACCGTATTCTCGAAGCAACTGACCATATGACAACAGATGCAAAAGATCGAATTAAAACAATTGTTCAACAAGCAAATGAGCGTTCTTTGATTCAAGGTGTATCTAGAAGACAGGCTACAAAAGATGCCATTGCTGAAGTGAATAACAAAGGAATAACAGGGATTGTTTATAAAAACGGTACTAAAATGCCTGTAGAAAAATATATGGCTAATGTTATCCATTATCATCAAAGACAAGCTCATGTAGATGGCTCAATTAATCGAATGATTGATAATGGCCAGGATCTTGTTTACGTGAATTTCGTTGGTATCACTTGTGAATTGTGCGCTAAATATCAAGGGAGAGTTTACAGCATTAGTGGAAATGATAAGAGATTCCCTGCGCTTACTGTTCGCCCTCCTTATCATGGTCATTGCGTGCACAGTACCTCAGCTTGGGTCGAAGAGTATCAAGATGAAGAAGATATCAAGCAAGCTTTAAAGGATTCAAATAGAGCTTTTACTGACAATCGTAAAGAACAAAATATACGAAAATACGAACAAATGCAAAAGGAAACTTCTAAGAAAAACGAAACCCGTAAACAATGGATCCGATATAAGGCAAGAATGCCCGATCTACCGGATTTAAAGACCTTCGCTAGTCATAAGGCTAGGAATACTAAAAAGTACCGAGAATGGCTTGAGGACTTCCGTGAAATAGGTGGAGAAATCAAGAAAAGAAGCACCAGATAAAAGGTGTTTTTATTTTGCCTTTTTCACGTTGTTGTAGGCGCAAAAAAGAACAACACGGAATCAGCCAACTAAGGCTTAAAAATAGGAGGTTATTATGAAAAAGTTAACAACATTCATTTACTCACTATTGGTTTCATTTTGGCTACTCTTTGCCAAGGAAAAAGAGGTAAAGAAAACACCTAAGTTATTAGCTTTGAATCTACAATTCTTTTCGGAGGAACCACCAGGAGGAAGTGGTGGTGATGATGATCCACCTGCAGGAGGTGGGGAAGATGAACCATTTGCTACTTTTAAATCTAAAGAAGATCTAAACAAACGCCTAGGCCGTGCGGAAAAGAAAGGCCAGAAAGAATTAGCTACCTTACTTGGCTACGACTCAGTAGAAGATATGTTAGCTGCCCTAAATAAGGACAAGGATAAAGACGATAAGTACAAAGATAAGAAAGGCGATCCTATCGATTTAGACACTGTTGTTGAAGCTAAACTTAAAGAAGAACGTGATAAAACATTCAAGAGATTAGTAAATTCCGAGGTTAAGGTTCTTGCGAACGAATTCGGGTTCGCCGATTGGGAAGATGCATTGGTACTTGCTGATCTAACAGAAGTCAAAGAAGATGACAAGGGAAATATTGTAGGTGTTAAGGAAGCTCTTGAAGCATTATCAAAGAAAAAACCAC